GCCATTGTCTCACGTGAAGATTTGGAAAAATTTTTCATGGGTAAAGCAACAACACAATCTTTTCTTACACCAGCAAAAAATCGTTATGCTCCTAGTATAAATGGTATTTGTAACCTCAAAAATTACGTCAAAAATACACGAAAAACAAAAATACACCCTAGCGAATTTTACAATCATGTACCGACGGTTAAAAAACCAGCAAATCTATCGTCTATAACTTTAATAGAGAATTCCATCAAAAAATTTTCTCGTGACGTTTACACAGTCAAACGTTCAATATTAAGAAGAGTAGAAAATCATATAATATCTATTTTAAACAAATTACCGTTAGATAATTTAGATATAAGATCAGACTACAATTCTAGTATTAGTTCATATAACGATTTGGCTGGTATTAATTTAACAACTTCACCAGGCTATCCATGGGTCGATTTGAATTTAGACAAACGAAAATTAGTTGACAACACTGATGGCAATTACAAAATAATTGACGAAGATCTATTATCAGTTTTAGAATATCGAGAAAAGTGTTACGAAAATAACGCAATTCCTTTTACAATTTGGACATCATGTTGTAAAGATGAATTGTTAAAACCTGGTAAAGACACTCGTTTATTTGAAATTGGCCCTATCGAACAGGTCATCCATGGTCGGAAATTGTTTGCAACATTTATGAATTTTTTCCACAAAAATCATTGCAAATTTTTTTCTGCTGTAGGAATGAATCCTGAATCAGAAGAATGGCATGAAATGGTAAAACATCTCATTTCAATCGGCGACAATGGTCTTTTTTCAGACTGGAAGCATTTTGATTGTACCGAATTATCATCTTTTATGTTTGCTACTTGTAGAATAATAAATGCTTGGTATGATCGGAATGTTAAGGATGGCAGATCACGTGATAGAACTCTTTTTTTCGCGGAAGGAATGTTTAGATACACTAAGGTTGGCAATTTATTGCTTTTAATAATAACTGGATTGGCATCTGGTTGGTTATTAACAACAATAGTAAATACGATAAATAATGCTATTATTCACTTTTACATATATTTGACACTTGCGCCAGTTCGATACGCTTCATTGCGTTATTTGAATTGTCACAGTGCCATGTATTTGTACGGTGATGATGCAGTAATATCAGTAAGTACAGAAATTGCTAATTTTTACAACAGTGTTACTATAGCTCTTGAAGCTGAAAAATTTGGAATGTTCATGCAATCTGATAAGAA